ATCTTTGCAATTCGCGCACGAATCTTTTATATTCTGCCGATAAAGTGCTACAAAAGTCAGAAAACGATTTCCTATCGACATAAGTATATTTAAAGTTTTCTTTTGTGACTGCGTAATCACCCACATCTAACTTAAGTGGGGAAGAATTCTTGAATTTTAAGGGTTGCTGCTCTCTAGTGTCGATTAAAATCTTCACATCTCTATAATCATTATGAAATTCTTTCGGCAGATTTGATCCAAACATTGGTTTGACGCCACATTCATCGCATACTTTCTTGTAACTGCCAAATATTCTTTTATATATTCTAATTGGCGGCAAATCGGATGTAAATAGCTCCGTAGAGCATGGGCCATAATCTAACTCTTTCCTTTCGATACGTTTTTTAAGCAATAAAAGAATGTATTGCCCAACTTCTTCTTGATCTGCTGTATCGCACCATTCAACCAACTGATCGTAAGTGGCGAAATCTCTATCGAAGTAGTCTTCGTAGCTTTTAAATTGAATTGGAACGCCGCTTAATTTATTAAATCGCGGATAATGCTTTACATAATAATCCCCCAACATCATATCATGCTTTTTAAGATGATGATGTATGCTTTTTAATGAATCAAATGACTCATTGCATTCTTTACAGTTAAATAACATGATCTTTTGATATGCCGAGAATACGAGCCTTCCATTCTTCCATGCCCTCTAGTCTATTAGCTTCTTCCGAAACTAATTGCTTTTGCATTTCTGCGATTTTAACCATATTATTGCGTTCTTCCTCATCTTGGAAGAATTGAACTATAGCTAAAATAGAAGCGTTTTCTTTATGTTTGCTTTGCATCCTAGATGATCTGTCACCTTGGAGCTTCTTGGTTAAATTTTCAATTCGCGTTTCGCATTGATGGTATTCTGAGCTTTTGGCTTTAATAATTTCCGCGAGTCTTACGCTCATTTCCTCCTGATCGTTTGCTATGTCAAACATATCATTGAGTTTGTTTAAATGTTTACTAATCACTTCAAGATTGATGATTTCTTTACATACATTCATATAAAGATTGATCTCATCTGATGTTAGATCTGGTTTGTCCCAAGTTAAACGAATAAACTCTTGTTCAAATAGATCCCTATCATCTCGAACCGTATAATTATTCATAATTTTTACGAAACGGGAGTTATTAAGATTGATGGTTAGCTTGTCCACGCATATCTTGTGCTGACGATTAATTTTCTCTTCATCAAAAGTGCTGCCAGTAGCATCATTGATTTTTTTGATCACCCTGACTACAGCTTTTGGTGCCACATAGCTGGACAGCACAGCATTTGTGTCTTGAGATGGATTATAATCAGGATTGATTTCCCTCATCAATGCAAAAACAGCCCGCTGTTCCATAGAAAGCGGCTTAATTTCTTGTTTTGGGAAAAGTAACTCAGCAATAGCTAAGGAAGATAGTCCGAGATTGGCTTGGTCAACAATAAACTGTTGTTGTTGTGGCGTAAATACGATATCTTCTTTTTTTTCGCGGCGAGCTGTATTGAATTTCATGCCAGCTGTCACCATATACTTCCTGATTTCGCGCCCCTCTTTCGAACGACCGTCAAGTAGTGGATTATCAAATACATATTTGACAATTTCATTTAAATCTGGACTCTGCGCGAACGCCGTTTGAACTTTTTCTTTTTGCTCGTCAGTTAGATTCATAAAATAATATCATTTTTGGCAATAATGTTTTGCACTTTTTCTTTTAGCATTTTTTTTAGATTTTTAATCTGTTTATATCCAGCTGCACGATTTTTTTCTGAAGTTTTGTATCCCATGTATTTAGCTACGTCATCTTCAGAGGCGTTTTCAAAAAATAACATCATGTATACTTTGTAATGTTCTTCTGATATTTCTTGTTTGAGAATCACATTCAAATTGTGAATAGAAGAATTGAAATCAATACTAGAATCAGTAAATGAATCAATTTCTTGTTTGTGATGCTCCATCGCCAATGGCATCTTGACGCCATATCCCTGACGTTTCGACTTAGCCCACTTCGCATACATTTTGCATGAAGAGTTTTGATCGCCAGATCGCGTGAATCCACATAAGTTATCGCCAAGATTGTGCGGGCAAGACATGCATGGTCTAACATAATTTGTATAGTTGTTGCGAACTATGTTTTTAATTTGATGAGACGCTATTCTTGACACCCAAGGCTCTAATGGTCGCTCTTGATCCCACATATGCCATTTTTTGAAAATGTGAGTTTTAACTACTTGTGCCACATCTTCAAAATCAAACCAGTTGATGGCATTGAGACGCCACTTATTCTGATATTTTGAAACAATAGTGTCTATAATAGGATAGCACTCTTCATATGTTTTTTTTCTAGGCTCTTCCACTTATTTTTTGCTTTGTTTGAAGTCTTCGATAGAAATAGAGCGGTTTTTTCTGCCTGTTGCTGAACCTTTTGGCATCGGATTAGATTCCGAACTGAGAATAGAGCCTAAGGTAAAAGTATTGTATTCTGTAGACGCTTCTATCTCGACTTGAATCTTTCTAATATTGGGAACTCTAGTTGCATTTGTAAAAGATTCATCATCATCATCTACATCATACTCTTCGCTATCGTCGTCTTCATCTTCATCTTCGGGATCAGATTGATCAGCTTTTTTTGATTTCGCTGCCCCGAAAGAACCGCCACAACTTGAACAAAAATTCGGCTTTGCAAAATTATATTCGTGCTTTTTCCCGCACTCAGAACAATATATAACGCTCATATTTAATGATGAGCTTTTTCATTGATTTTTCAATATAAAAATAGACACGAAAAGACAGGGAATACACCTGTCTTTTCTGCATTTCGCTGCGAGCGTTGTGTATCCCTGCTGTATTTAATTACACATGAAAATCGCCTTCTTCCAGCTTTTTCACAATGAATTTTAATATTTCACTGCGCACAATATCGTCTCGTGTGAAGATGAATGTTTGTATTCCTCTTTGTTTACTTTCTTCATCATTAAAGATGTTTAATAAAGGCATAAAGCCAGACTTTTGTTTTCCGATATCGCTTTGCATAGCATCGCCACATATAATAATCTTAGAGCCTTCCCCGATTCTTGTAATCAAAGTTATAAGTTCTTTTGTTGAGAAATTTTGAGACTCATCCGCGACAATAATCTTATTTGTCCAGCTCGCACCGCGCAAAAAGTTGATTGGCACAGCACTGATTCTTCCTGTTGATTTAAGATGCGCAATGTCTTGCGGCACAACAATTTCTTCTAACTTATCGTAGAGTGGCATCAAGAACGGATCAAACTTCTCAGCTATATCTCCAGGAAGACTCCCTAATCCTTTATCAGCACTTTCGATAATGCTTCTGATATAAATAAGTTGTTTTTCATGGTCATCAGACATCATTTCAATCGCACCATAAAGAGCCATATAGGTCTTGCTGGTTCCTGCGGCTCCCGATATAAAGATGATTTTATTTTCGGGGTCTAGCATCATCCCTAACAGCTGTACTTGTTTTGGGGTGAATTTGAAATTCTTTTTCTTTGTTTTGATTTTACTCGCTGGATTTAATTGAATCTCTACCGAGTCCGATTGACTAAATTTCTTTTTAGGCATTTGTCTTATTTACACTCATTTATAGCAACGGTTCATTAATAGTGATATCTGCCATTAAAATATTTGGTGGCGATGATGTAAGGTTCTGCGCATTTAATTTGCCGCGAGAAGAAGTTGATAGTGTTCCAGACGGCAAAACAAATTCTCCCAGTTCATTTTTTAAATCAACAGAAAAAGAAGAACTTGATCCTGATTCGTTAATAAAATTGTTTATGTTTGTTGCTTTTATTTGTAGTTGCTTTGTTACTTCGTCCAAAAAGACGATATTAGCGTTACGCTTGGAGATCGCATAGGAATATGTTCTTTTTAAATCAAGAGAAAAGGATATGCTAGAGTGGATGCTGCTAGAATAATTACTTGCCCCCGAAATCTGTGCGAAATGGCCATACGCGAATTTGTTTGTCATGCCCGTTTCTGTTACACTTGACCCCGAAAGCATTGTCAAACCTGTAGGTGCGTTAGTGCAGGTAAATGATGCCGACATCGTCGCGGCTTGAAACGGTGCGATATCTATAGATAACTGTTCAAGATAACACCCGCTAAAAACCCTACCCCCGATTGTTATGTCTGCGTTGCCTGTTCCAGTTAGGTTCGCGAAAACACCCGATCCGAAATTGTATGAATCAAATGAAGAATCATTGCTGGCGAACTTATTGCACAACGGGAACGACATAGTAATCTTG